CAGCGCATACTGCTGGCAGCTGACTTTTTATTCATTCTAAAACCATAATACTATGGCATCTATTTCTGGCGGAGAGATCCGCGTACTACTCTCCACGGACGGAGGGACCACTTACAAAGGCTTTGCATTGGAGTCAGATTGCTCATTTGAAATGAACGCTGAAACCCGCGAGGTGACTAGCAAAGATGACGCGGTATACCGTTCCTACGTTACCAGCGCCAAGAACTGGACCATCTCTGGATCCGCTTTGTTTGGTGATGATTCAGCTACCAGCTGGAATCCAGATGATCTCTACGCTTCTATTGGTGCAGAGGTAGACATCAAAATCACCCAGTGTGCTGCTGGTTCCGTTACACCTGCAACTGGTGAAACGAAGATTGAAGGTGCTGCTATCTTGACGCAGCTTTCTGGATCATTCCCAGACAAAGAGAACGGCACATACAGCTTCAGCCTACAGGGCACTGGAGCTTGGACGATAGGCACTAACTAATAAACCAAAGGGAAAATGGCACAGTTTAAATTAGGCGCAGCCCTCTTTTATGAGGAAATCACTGGCAAGAGCATGACAGAAATCGGTACGCCAAAAATGACGGACATGATTTACCTGGTCTACGCTCAGGAATACTGGGATAAGGATGACCGGCCCAGCTTTGACGAATTCAAGAAAGAGATCTCCGCAAAGGATGTCTCCGAGATCAGTAGTGCCTTGAACGGCCCTTTTTCCCCGAGGGAGGCCCAGTAGATATGCTGGGTCTCCTGATCGGGAGGCTGGGATTGAACAAAGCAGATGCCATGAGCCTGACCAAGGCCCAATTTGAAGCCGTAATAAAACACGGCCTTGAAGGGTATCAGGATCAATGGAAACGGACCAGATGGCTGGCCACAGTCCTGGTCAATATAAGTGGCAAGAGCGTGAAGCGCACAATCACGGAGACGGAACTGATGCGCTTTGAAAATGAGAAGAAAAACAACGGATTCAAAGAATTCCTGAAAGCACATGGCGCAAGATATAAGGAGTAAGGTCATTCTGGGAATGGATGTGAATGAATTCCGCAGGGGTATCACCCAGGTGGACAATTCTATCAAAGGCATCTCAAAACAATTCCAGAACCTTGGCGGTCTTATTGGTGCTTCCTTTGCTGTCAGCCAGATCCAGGAATTCGTCTCTGAATCCTTAGACCTGGCCATGAAGGCCGAAGGCATTGCCACCGCTTTTGAGCGCATTGGTAATGCTGCGAACATGGAGCAGCTGCGGTCCTCCGTACAGGGCACCGTCAGCGACTTGGAGCTCATGCGCCAAGCTGTAACAGCTGAGAAGCTGGGTATACCTATTCAGGAGTTTACCAAGTACCTCTCATATGCCAAAAAGCAGGCTAATGAGATGGGTGAGAGTGTTGACTACATGGTGGACAGCATTGTGAAAGGTGTGGGCCGTCAGTCAACGATGATCCTGGACAATTTGGGTATCTCAGCCAAAGCAGTGCAGGAAGAGCTCAAAAAGGGCGGAACCTTTGCCGAGGCCGTGGGCCGTATCATCCAGCAAGAAATGGGTGGGGCAAATAATACTCTACTCACTACACAAGACCGACTCCTCCAGCAGAAGGCAGCACTGGAGAACATAAAAACGGAATTGGGCCAGAAGCTCCTTCCTGTTTATGAGGCAGTGCTTGGCTGGTTGAATACTGCACTTGGGCATATCAATCGCCTTTTCAGTTCACAGCTTACTTTCTTTGAGAAGCTGGCATATTACGCCTCTTACCTGGACACTGCCAACGGAGCCCTCATTCGCATGGGGATTGAGGCAGAAGCTGCAGGGCGTGAAGCTGCAACCCTTGGCAATGAAGCTGCCAGAGTGGGAGAAGGATTTCAGACAGCTGTAGCTGAGGCGAAGGACCTGCACAAGGAGCTAAAAAAGGTTAGCAAGATCAAGCTGGAGTTCGGCACCTTTATGCCAGAGGACAAGGGACTCAAGAGCACAGAGGCAACTGCCATCCCATTGTATCAACCAGATCCTTCTGTATTTGGAATCATCCGTCAAGGAGAATATGCAGCAGGATCTTTGGACATGTGGAATGAGTCCATGAAGGGACTCAATAAGACCACATATGAGTGGGCAGAGCAGATGCGCGTGGTCAATTTCATTGGGGAGCAGTTTGGTGATATCCTAAGCGCAAGCTTTGACGCTTCCATCATCAGAGGAGAGAACTTTTTCAAGGTGATGGTTGAGGGACTCAAGGCATACATTGCCAAGATGATCGCAGCAGCAGCTGCAACGGCAGCCTTGGCCATTGCCATAGTGGCTGTGACTGGTAACACACAGAGCTTTGCGACTGCTTTCCAAATGGCTGGTAAGTTCACAGGCTTTGCCTTTGGTGGAGAATCAGGTACCACTACACTGAGCGGGCGTGACATTAAGATGTCCTACGATCGCAACAACTTTGACTTTGCACGAAACGGAGGAAAATAATGGCAGTGCAGCGTCTTTCTTATGGATCCTTCGATGGCTATTTCTTCTCCATCTATTACGACACAGACCAATTCAGTCCAGGCTTTTCGCCTGCTCCTGGCTTTCAGGGCTATGAGGAGACAGTGGCCAACTGGTCTCTGCGTTATGAGGGACAGGATACCAATACTCCAGGCATCATCCCTTCTCGCCTGGATCTGACTCTTGTCATGTCTGACGCTTATCTGAGGACCTATCTTCAGAATGCTCGCGGAGGTGTATGGATAAAGATGTACAACGGCCTCTCTTTGGAGTGGGCCGGGTACGCCATCCCAGACCTTGGGAGCATTGAGGTGATCAATGGGCAGAGATTCATCACGCTGGCTTTTGGGGATGGATTTGGCATGCTGGACTTCCAGGCCAATGAGTATGTCTACACGAATGTGAAAGCATTCACGAACCAGATCATGGAAATCCTCAACCGCCTGGAATTCTCACGCCTTTGGGATGGTCTTCTGGTGGCCAATACGCTGAAAGCTGCAAACGCTGGAAGCGGGAAAGAGGGACTCTACTGGACCGGGACCTTGCAGGAAGGACTGTACTACCAAGCAGATGATCCAGAATGGCAAACATATCGCAGCGTAATTGATCAGATCCTGACAATCTTTGGACTGCGCATGTACCAAGAGAAGGGCTACCTGGTGGTCAGAGAAATTGCTATTGACACACCAAGCCAGTGGCATGCTTACGACTGGGCTGGTGATTATGTCACCTCCTTCTCCTATACAAGCTCTCAGAGCGCGAATGTCATCGCAGGGGGTACTGAGATGTATCTGCCAGCAGTTAGGTCCTTAAAAACGACGACAACAGTCACACAGGACAGAATTGCATTGATATCTACCAAAGCTCCACGCCTGAATTATTATGTGGGTGATGTCATTCCTACTGGATCCAATCACTTAGATGGGTATGCCTCAATGGTGGCATATTTCCGTGTGGATCCATCTACACCACGCACAGATGTATTCTTTGACATCTTCGCGGTGATTCGTGTAGGAGCTTACTACTATAACGGCACGAGCTGGACCACCACCCTGAGCCAGTTCCAGATTGTAAACAATCACAAGGACAGCATTGAGAACCTTGGAGGCTCTGAGGCTATTGTGGCAGGCTTACCTTTTGCCATCACCAACTTCCACACTTCAGACCTACCAGAGGCAGGAATTGCTCCTTTGTACATCACCTACACCATTGTAGAAACTGGCGGACCTTATGCAGGGATCCAGGTGGAGCGCATTGATTCCAGCATTGAGTACTATTACCACGGAGACCTGCCTGATCAGACCGTTTTTCACATTGACAACGGAGCAAGCCGGAACGGAATTGATCGGGATTATTTTGTGACCATAGGAGAAAAGACAGACGGTTCACCAGTGGCTCAGCAGCTTCGCACCTTCTATCTGGAGCCCAGAGGAGTGGCTACACTTGTGCCCAGCAACTGGGACGGAGACAGCCTTCTACACCGCAGTGCTTTGCGCATGGCTCAGAAGCAAGCGCGCCCTGTTCAATACTACGAGATTGAGCTGGATGAGCGCATAAGCTTTTCCCATGCAGCCAGCTGGGGATCGGACACATACATTCCGATGAACTTGGAAATCAATTCTGATGGATCAAAAGTGACCTACATTGAGCAGATCACAGAAGATCCAATCCGGGATTCTAAATTCCAGCCAGCATGATCACCTTAAATAATGAACTACCTCCAAGCCTTGCCTACTTTGTCTATGTGACAGAGGACGGAGGCATTGTGGAGCTCAATACCTGCACCTTATGAACACTTCTCAATTTATTGTAATTTTAACAGGAGGGAACTACGCAGCCCCGATCTGGGAAGATTACTCTGCCTATGTGACAGCTGACAGCGGAACCCTTGAAGCTCGTGACTGCACCATCAACGCAATAGCCAACTTACTATGAGCCAGTTTTATGACCAGGCCAGCCTTGTGATGATCCCAAGCGGATACAAGACCGGCAAAGTTTACAGCCAAAAGCCATTGTCTGCGGACGGTGAACTAACCTTCACCCGCGCCTCTAATGCGACCCGTGTCAATAGTTCGGGCTTGGTGGAGAAGGTTCGCACGAATCTTATTTTGTACTCGCAAGATTTTACCAATGCCACTTGGGCAAAAACTGGATGCACCGTAACGGCTAATTATGCAACTGCCCCAGACGGAACTGAAACTGCTGATAGATTAGTTTTTGGAGCGAGCGGGAATGAAATTGTGCAAACCTTAACGGGAATAACTGCAGGTGCAGAGTATACAGTTAGTTTTTATGCAAAAACTGAAAGCGGAACGTTTAATTTTAGTTTTGGGAATATCGCCTACGCTACCTTAAGTGCTACGGCTACAACGGAATGGCAACGCTTTACAGTTACGCAAATTGCACCAGTAACAACACGATTTCCAAAAATTACTTCGGCAGGAGCGGGAACTTTAATAGTTTGGGGTTTTCAAGTAGAGAGTGACGTAGCAACGGACTACATCCCCACCACCACCGCAGCGGTGAGCGTAGGCCCAGTGAGTGGATTGCCACGCCTTGACTATTCGGATGGGTGCCCAGCCTTGAAACTTGAACCCCAGCGCAGCAACTTGGTAACCTTCAGCGAGTCCTTTGATGATTCCAGCTGGTATAAAGTAAACTCCAATGTTACTGCAAATTATATCACAAGCCCAGACGGCTACCAAAATGCTGATAAATTTGCTTTTAATGTTTCGGGGGATTCATCGTGCTACAAACCTGTTTCTGGGGCAAGTAACATATACACCCAAAGTATTTTCGCAAAACACGAAAGTGGCGCAAAATACTTGTATTTTTTCTCCCATTCAAATAGTGGCGGGGCAGTCATTTGGTTTGACCTTGAGGCTGGTAGCGTTTCAAGGGCCACCAGTGGATATTCTGGAAGCGTTCAATCTTTTGACAATGGCTGGTTTCGTTTTAGTATGACAAACAGCACAAACGAAAATCTGACATATATGCAGTTTGGCGTATCAAGTAACGATACTGATAGGAACTGTAACCAAGCTTCCGTTTCCCACTTCTATGGCGCACAAATTGAGCAAGGAGCATACGCCACCTCGTACATCCCCACCCTATCCACAAGCGTGACTCGCCTTGCTGATATCGCTTCTAAAACTGGTGTCAGTTCTTTGATTGGGCAGACGGAGGGTACTATTTTTTTTGAGGTCAATGATTTTTCATACAATCCGCAGGCTGTATTATTTAAAATTACTGGCCTAATTTCCTCACAAACGAGGACTACTAACCAAATAAGATTTGAAGGCACTGGTTACGATTATTTTTATACACCCACTCAAAAACATTTGAAGATAGCCGCAGCTTATACGGCTTCCACAATTGTTATTTATGTAAATGGAGTGCAAGTACACGAAGATACAAGCGTAACAATTTCGGGAGGTAGTAATTTGATTTTCAATGAGACGGGTAATGGTACTGAAATTTTAAACCAAGCCCTACTATTCAAGACCCGTTTAACCAACGCCCAACTGGCTGAACTTACAGCCCTTTAATAGATTAAAGCGCAATGAAATACTTGAAATATTTTTTCACGCCTACGCAGAAGGCCTCTGCCTTTGCCAAGATTACGGTAGCCCTAACCGCAAACGGTGAGGGTGACGAAGAGGGCAACACTTCGTGGGACTCTTCCAAGGTGGTCGCGGTAGCTGACTTGGGCCAGCCAGTAGTTACTCCCGCCACCTATGACGAAGAGGGGAATGTCCTCACAGAGGCAGTCCTTTCCTCCAAGCATGAGGTGGA